GAGCTATAAGTACACCTTTAAGAGCTACATTAATTTCAGGTGCACCAACAGCTTCACGAGATTTATTAGTATCAACTCCTGACAGACACTTATGTTTTTTTGGAACTGAAACATCTATAGGAACGACCACTTCACAAGACGATATGTTTATTAGATTTTCTGATCAAGAGAATATAAATTCATATGCGCCTACAGCAACAAATACTGCAGGCACTCAAAGACTTGCGGACGGATCAAAAATTATAGGAACATTAAGAGGTAGGAATGGTAATTATATTTGGTCAGATACTGCACTATTTACAATGAGATTTATTGGAGCTCCTTTTACTTTTGGTTTTGAACAAGTAGGTACAAACTGTGGTTTAATTGCACAACACGCAGCTATTGAAGTTGATGGTATTATATATTGGATGTCAGAAGATAGTTTCTTTTATTTTGATGGTGCTTCAGTTAAAAAATTACCATGTTTAGTTGAAGATGATGTATTTGGTAATTTAAATAATGATTCTGAATTAATTGTACACGCGGGTGTAAACGATAAATTTAATGAAATAACTTGGTTTTATCCTTCTTCGACTTCAAACCTTATTGATAGATCAGTAACTTATAACACCAGAGATGGTCAAAATATACCTGGAGGTGTGTGGACAACTAATACTGGTAATTTATTAAATAGAACAACATGG